AAATGTTCGCTCAACTTTTCAAAAGCATCTTTTGTTTTTGAATAAAAAGAACTTTGATTACTATCTGCTCCAAAATTTGGGAGATCGTCTTCTGTGTATTGTTGTGAATACCCATCATAAATACAACCAGATCCAATATGAATAATTGGAATTCTGAGACGGTTGGCGACTTTAGTGATATATAAAGGTACTGTTACGTTATAATGGTAACAATTTTCTTTATCGGTTTCACATGCTTCAACATTGGGTCTACCAGTATAACCAGAACAATTTATAATCCAATCAAAATTTGCTTTTGGATAGTCTGATTCTCTATGTAAAAATTTTACAAATGTATCAGGATCTTCATAATTCAAATCAGATTTACTAATATGAACTATGTTATGTTTTTCATTAGCTTTTGCTAAATAATTTCCAATATATCCCTTTCCAAGTATTAATATTTTCATATTATTTGATTGGACATGCACCGCCTTCACATTCCAAACCTTGAATAGCATCTTCTCCCATATCAGAAGATTTTATTGTTTGAATTGGTTTAACTTTAGCTTTATTTTTTTCGTATGTTTCACCATTAATTTCTTCGTATGGTGCTTGTTTAAATCCGTGATTTTGTCTCAACAAAAAGCTTACAGATTTAATTGAATTTTGATAATTTTCTTCTAACCATTTTTTAAGCTCTGGAAGTTCTTCTTCCGAGTAATATGCTGTAACACTAACTGCATTATCTGACCAAATAGTTTGAAGTTTTTTGACTGTTTCGAGTTGTTTGATAACTCCCATATCTGCTGCAAAAATTGCACCATCTGGCGTTTCGCACGGAAACTCAATAACAACGGTATCATGATTTTCTGATCCATCAAAATTGATGACATATTCGGTATGATATCCCATATCTCTACAATATTGAACTAGTGGATCATTACTTGCCATACGAACACGACGAGTATAGTATTTTGAATAAGCGGGGTGAATTCCTGGTGTAGCACCACCAAGAAGACTTAATGTTCCGCTAGGCTTAATTGTTGTAAGTTTAATACTGCGAGGCCATCCTTTTTGTTTACTCCACTCTTTATCAAATTTTCTCAATTCTTTATAACAATCGTCAAGCCAATCAACTTTATCCAATGCTTGGCAAACACCAGTTACTCCCAAACCGAGACGCATGTTCTTATGGACAATTTTATTTGTTTCATCGTGAATAAATGGAAGTGCAGCGATTGCTTTTTGTGTTTTATAAAGCAATCTGGCACAATCAACCAATTCTTCTTTGTTTGAAATATTATTCAAATAAAGTTCTGAAAGATTGCAACACTCATAAGAGGCTAGACTAATTTCACCACATGGGTTTGTACCAACTACATTGTCTTCATCGGTTGGATAAAGACTAGAATCTTTCATTGGACCATCTTTAATTCTTCCATATTTTTGTGAAAGAGGAAGGTTAAAGAAACCATAAGGTTCACCTTTTGCAAAACCAGTTTCTTTATCCGTTGTATAACCATTTTGCCAGATTTCATTCGAAATATGAGAAAAGTCATCAGCATAAATCGTGTTGTTAGACATTGCTCTCCAGTTAGGAATATTTCCCAATGACCAATTTTTTGCGCGTAAAAAGAGATAATCATCAGGATCTCCTATAGCAATTTGGGCAGAGCGACGAACATTACCAGAAACAACAATACTTCCAATGATATTACAAATGTCTAATACATCAATAGAACGAAGTTTTTTTCCTTCTCTTGTTTGGAAGATTTTTGCAATTTTATCAATACCCTCGATTAATATTCCTGCTCCGCTTGCTTGTCCACCGAAACCTTGAATCTTTTCACCTGCACCACGAATAAGGATTGTAGAATAATTAAAAGATTTTCCTGTTACATAAAATGCATGAAGAACTCGATCTAAAAGTTCGATCCAGCCTTCACGACTATCTGGAATAATAAACTTTGCATCTTTTGTACATTCATGTGTAATCGTTACACCTTTTTTAATTTTAGGAAGTTCGTGAATATCTTCTCTACGAATAGAAAATCCGACACCACCACCAAGCATTAAATTTTCAAATAAAAACAAAAATGCTTTTGGTTCATTCATAGACACATTCCAACAATTCAATAAAGAATTTGCTCCAAAACGCTCAACGGTGTTTGTTCCTAATTGCCAAAGCATTCTTCCTGCATAGTTGCAACGCAAGTTGAAAATATGATCGAACAGTCTTTCGGCTTCTTCTTGTGTATAATCTGCACCTAGTTTTTGTGCTCCGTTGATGCAACGTTGAATCGTTTCGTGCCACTCTTCTTTTTGTCCATCGTCTTTTAAACGAGCATATGTTCTTTTATAAACAATATAACCAAGTCCATTGAAACCCCAATTAGTTTTTTTGTTAGAATATTTTTTAACAAACGAATCCGAAATAATTTTTTCCATATTTTTAATTAGATAATTTTTACAATAATCAATATATCATTTTTTAATGTTTTTGTAAATTTTTTTCTTTTTCTTTTTTCGTTTTGCAAGTTTTTTTAATTCCCCTTGATATATTTTGATAGCTAAATATTTTAAAAATTTTGTTATATCTAAAACAGACAAAGTATTCATTAATCTAGATTCGGTATATAAAACTTGGGTTTCGCACCAATCTGGATACAAATAATGAACACATTCATGATAAGCAGTTGATATTAAATTTGTTCTTGGATCTATTTCAATATCTGTCCAATTACAAGAACCATCAAACCCTCTCATTTTTTTAAAAATAAAAAAAGTTGGAGGTTTTCTTCTGATCAAATTTAAACATCTATTATGAATTTGAGTCAATTGTCTTTTGGTCAGCTTTTTCATCTTTATACTTATCGCTATGGATTTGGACGATTTTCGTATGCGGGTTAATGGCTATATTCAATATTACTAAAAAAATATAAGTTGCGAGCCAATTATTAAATGTGTATAATATGTTCATATTGAACAGCGTATTTAAACTCCACATAAATAAAATAGGCCCAAAAATCAAATATACTAAGATTAATAGTAACGCAAAAATATATTTCATAGGTTGAATTATCCGCTTTTTTAAAGGAAAGTCAATTTATTTGTTTGCTTTTATCTTCAAAACTGCTAAACTACTTGCATGATTTCTTTAAAAGTAAAAAGTGTCTTTTCAATACCCAAAGATAAAGAATTTTATAAACCTGAAATGGGTAACGAGTTTCCCCTTAAAACATTTATTACAAATCATTATGGTTATGCTCCTTGTTTTTATAATCTCGAAACTGTTTTTAGTTCTGGTGTGTTAGATTATTTGTTTGAGCATGGTCAACTTATTAATTTTTACAATACAGGCAAATTAGAAAGCATCTTAGTTGGAGAAATCGAAAAAACACACGGAGGGTTTTTTCTTTTTAAATACAAAGACATTTTTGTTAAATTAAATATTAAAAATTTCAACAGTGAATTTTTTGACGATGATTTAGAATTTCTTTCACGCATTCAAATTAAAGATAAAAAGAAAGACACTAAAACTTTTACACTATCTATTATAGGACCAGCAAACTTGAAAGAATACCCACTAAAAGATTTTGCTCAGTTTGCTCTTAACGATGCTCAAGAAGTTAAAGTTCACTTGTTTATCAAAAATCAATATGGTGACTACAACTTTGAACCTATTGCGATTAATCTTCCAGATAATCTTGATCTAGAATCAAACTATGGAAAAAATTTTATTGATGTTGACAAAAAAATCAAAGAAAGATTGGAAGAAAAACCCAACGGTTTATTCATGTTTCATGGTTTGCCAGGTACCGGAAAAACAACTTATATCAAATATTTGGCAGGGCAAGTTAAAAGAGACTTTATTTATATCCCAACAACAATGATCGAATATTTTACTTCCGATCCTAATTGTTTACACACTCTCATCCAAAAACCAAATTCTGTTATTATTTTGGAAGATGCAGAAAAAGCAATTTTAAAAAGACTTGGAGATGGCATGGATTCATCAGCAGTATCTTCACTTTTAAATCTTTCAGATGGAATTTTAAGCGATATTCTTAAAACATCTGTTATTGTAACTTATAATTGTCCAAAACAAGATGTTGATGATGCATTGAAAAGAAAAGGAAGATTACAAATGGATTATGAATTTACAGCATTGAGTGAAGAAGATGCAAAAAAATTAGCAAAAAAATTAAAATATTCTAAAAAGACTATTGATGAAAAAATTAATAAACCAATGACATTAAGCGAAATTTATAATATTGAAAAAGAAACTGAATTTTATGGAGATACCAAAAAAGAAAATCAAAAACAAATTGGATTTGGAGTTTGACGATTTAATTTTATTGGAAGAATCTTTTTCTCATATAAAGTTCTTTGATAAAAATCACACTTATACAATTAACAACAAACCAGCAAAAGAGTCTGTTTCTGGTTTATTGAAAAATTTTGAAAAACCTTTTGAATCTGAAAAAATTGCAGGTTTTGTTGCGACAAGAGATCAAAAATCTGTAGAACAAGTTTTATCTGAGTGGGAATTTGCAAAAAATTATTCATGTCATAAGGGATCAGAGTTTCATTTATTTGTTGAAAATTATTTTAATAGAAAACAAATCACGATAGATTCAAAATCTTTAAAATTATTTTTTGATTCTAATCAAAGTTTTTATGATAACCAATCAACTGAAAAATACTATAAAGAGTTAGCACATTTAATAAAAAATTTTTTAAATTTTTATGATTGGTGGAAAAAAGATCATGTATTGATTAAATCTGAGTTTGTTGTTGGTGATGAAGAAAATGGTATTTGCGGAACTATCGACAACCTTTCTTATAATAAGAAAACAAAAGAATTAGTTATTTTTGATTATAAAACTAATAAAGAAATTAAAAAAAGAAATCCAAGAGATGAAACATTTTTAAAACCAATCCAATATTTGTCTCATTGTGAATACATAAAATACAGCCTTCAATTAAACTTATATCAATATATAATTGAAAAAAATTCACCATTCAAAGTTCCAAAGTCATACATTGTTTGGGTGGCTGATAAAGAAAACTATGAATTGATGCAAACTCTACAACTTCAAAAAGAAGCAAAAATGTTAATAGAGTACTATAAATAGTATTAATGAGATCAAAAGACCAAATTTTACTAGAAAATGCATATTCAAGCATTTTATCAAAAGACAACGATATTGAAATGGGTATGCCAGAAGAAAACCCTGAAGCTCCTTTTTCGTGTGACCATTTAGCAGAAAGAGAAGAAGAGGCTATGGCAAAATCTAATCTTTATGCTATCTGTAAACACGCAAAATCTCTTTTAGACTCATTGGAGTCTGGCGCACATTTAGAACCTTGGCAATTAGAAAAAATTGCAATTGTAAATGATAACATTCAAAGTGTTTCTCAAGTAGCAGAATATGAAGCTGGTGCTCAATCTGAAGAATTTGATATCAATGATATTGATAGTATGGATAAACCAGAAAGTATCCAAAGAGAATCAAAAGAAACTAAAGAAAAAGGAAATCCTTGGGCAATATGTAACAAATCAACAGGTGGTAAAAAAGAAAACCCAGAAAAATTTGAAAAATGTGTCAAAGGGGTAAAGAAAAAAACTGGTTATAAAAAGAAATAATTTTATAGAAATGGGAACAAACCAAGATAAATAATATTACAACTATGAATGATCCATTAGCAAACGCATACTTAAAAATCCTTGAGGAAGGTGTTCCTTCAAGCGAAGTAAAAGGTACAACAACTAAACCAAGCGATGCTCCTTACGGAGACAAGAAAAATAATCTTGTTAAAAAAGTTTCGCCAAAATCAGCAACCGAAAATGCTGACAGTGAAATGGATGATGTTGAAGAAGCTCCAGCCGAATTAACATCAAATGGATCAGACGGAGAAGCTAAAAAATTAGGAGAAGCATCCAATCCTTTTGATGCTCTCTTTAATAAAATTTTAGAAGAAGAAGAAGCATTCAATTTCTCAACTGAAGACAATTCTTTGGAACCAGATTCATCATTTGATATGAATACAAACGATGATGGTCTTGATGAATTTGATGATGAAACAGAAGAAACAGAAGGCGAAGAAGTAACACTCACACTAAGTCGTGAATTAGCTGAAAAACTTCACGAAGCTTTGATGGGAGTTCTCGAAAATTCCGAAGAAGAATCAGAAGATTTGGGTGAAGATTTGGGTGAAGAAGGTGAAGAAGGTGGAGAAATCGAAGAAACTGAAGAAGTTAAAGAAGAAGCAGTAGATGCTGAAGTCGTAGGACATGCTTTAGTTGATTCTGAAAAACTCAATAAAGGTTTGAACAGTCATTCAAACAAAGTTGTAAAGGGAGCAGTTCCTGTTACAAGTAAATCAGCCGAAACACCACAAACAGGAAAAGGTTGTGATGGAGAATTAAAATCACATTCAACAGAACCAGCAGTAAAAAAACTTCAAAGTAAAAAAGATAATGTTGGTGGAGTAACTGTTGGAAAAACATTATTTGACAATTAATTAAAATATTAAAATAAAGTTAAAAACCCCGCAATCGCGGGGTTTTTTCTTTGTAAGTACTAGTAATGGATTTTAAATCATACTACTCTTTGAATAAACAAGAAAAGGATTTGCTTAGTCCTAATACAGGGTCACACCATCATCAATCTTTAAACAGATTGGTAGGATCTGGATTAAATCGCAAACACGCTAACTTTGTTGCTCGTAAAGAAACTGAAAAAGAACACCTTCATCCCAAAGTTACCAGTTGTTATAAAAACAAAAAAGATGAAAACTTAACACCATTTGAAGCAAAAGACATTATGAATAAATTTGGTTTATATCCAACTGATGAAGAACCAAAAAAAGCAATTAAACAATTGGGAGTTTATTTATACAAGACCGGACCAGATACATATATTTTAAAATATATGGGACAATAAAATGGAAAAGCTAAGATTTTTAGATAAAAGACTTAACGGCAACGAAAGAAGAAACTTTGATCGTTGGTGGTATGAACAAATTGGTATATATGGACAAGGTGTAACATATTACACAAACCAAACAACTTTAAGTAGTGCATATCATCTTTATGGTGAAAACCCTAGTGCTGGTTTTGGAAATCCAAACGATATGGTAGTCATGTTAAATTTAAATAATGATTCATATCTTCTTTCAAAATTTGGAATTGTTGCAGATAGTGATGTAACTGGAGTTATACACCCAAAACACTTTACAGCGGTGTATGGGTTATCTTCTGAACCAAAAATGGGGGATTTGATGAGGTTGACGGAATTTGGTGCTGACAGAATCAACTATCCAAAAAGAGGCGCAACAATATATGAAATAACCGAAGTTGTTGATGAGTTTCAATTTAATCCTCTTGGTGGTCATTACGTTTGGTTTTTCAAAGCGAAACGTTATGATTATAGTTATGAAACTGGAAGTCCAGGACCAGGACAAGGTAATAACGGTCTAGATGATAATGATACAATCGAACAGGCTTCTCTAAACAACTTCAACTACATTGATGATAATACTTGTAGTAATACTTCTGTTTATGGTGAATATTAATATTTTTCGTAATTGAGGTTCTTTTCTGAAAAATCATCATAACAAACATCTATTTGATATTCATCCCTTAGAATTTTTCTTAAAAAAATATTTTCCGTTGCTTCCATATATTTGTAAACTTCTAGTGGTTTAATTTCAATCTTGGAAAATGGGATATTTTTTTCTTGGGCTTTATCAGCTATAATGTTTACTGCTTCGTATAAAGACATCCATTTGGCCCAAGTAGAAGCTTCTTGATGTACTACTTCAAACTTTTTTTGTTTATTTTTTTTCATATATTTAAGAAACTTTTTTATCATCAACTAAAGGAACTCCTGTTACACTCGGAATGTTTAATGGTTCTGTTACTCTTGCAACCACAAATTGAATATTAACAGAATTTTTCTTTTTACAAGAAGCGCAATCAAATTCTACTTTTTCGTTTTCATCTGGTAAAAACGTCATGATATTTTTAGAATTACAATATGCACATTCTAATATTGTGGACAATGGTTCTAATTTTTCTAATTGTTTTTGTTTAGTTTTCTCAATAAAATAGTTGTTAATAATATTGGCTAAAAAAGAAAAGGTAACATATTGAAAAACAAACATTAACAAAAAAGATCCCCAAAAACTAATACCAAATAAATAAAAACCAAATGCACCCAAAGAAGAAATAGAAAATACAAGTGCTGTTGAAAATAAAGCTTTTTTCATTTATACTAAGTTAACAAATTATAAACAGTTTGTCAACTTAAAAAATCAAGGTAATTGAATTTGGATTGTGTTTCCTTGAATTGGAGAAGAGTTTATTGGTATGTCTTTTGGAACAAAAACTGGATTCTGTGATGGTTGTTGCTCTGCCATATTAGTTATTTCACCTATTTTTAACCCCACATCTTTAATCAAAGAAATGGCTTTTTTTGATTTTCCATATAGCTGAATTAAATCGCTTTTTTGTTCTGGTGTTAATGTTGGGTTATTTTTAATGCATTGTGCAATTTTAGACATACCCGTCATTAAATAAACAAAACTGTCTGAGAGATCATCCACAATCGTTTGTAGTGGCCAAGGGAAAGCAACGGATGCGTCTGGTGGTGGCGTTGTTAAATTATCAGTTGGAAAGTTTCGTTGGTTTTGATAGTTATAGCCGTCTTTAGTTGGTATAGGAGCAAAGTCTTTTCTTGGTGGTGCATTGTACGCTGGATACTGTGCAGGACCCCTATCATAGACTTCTTCTATAATTTTTTCCAAATTCATTTACTTGACTACACCAACCTTCGATAAATTGCCACATCTAGCACAAACCCATTTACATTCTTTTACTACTTGTTTGTCTTGTGGATTTGTTTTTTCGGTGATTTTACCATGAATTGATGCGCCACAAAAATGACAAGCAATTGGTCTATTTTCGACAGTCATATAATGAGGGTTGTTGTTCATGTTATATTTACTTAGTATTCGAAGGTTTCCAAGTGTTCTTTTCGTTTTCTAATTTTTCAACAACAAATTTGACAAACTCAGATCTTACAATATCTTCTTTTGTAAATTGAAACCTGTGAATACCAAATTTTTTGGATTCTTCACAAGTAAAAAGATCACAAATTTTTGAAAAACCACCTGCTTTATTTTCTGGTAAATCTGATTGCATGGGGTCACCACAGAAGATTATTTTGGAAAATTCTCCCATTCTGGTAATTGTTGTAATAAGTTCACGAAAACTAATATTTTGACATTCGTCTACAATAATACATTTAGTAGCCCAATGCAAACCTCGAATATAATTTACTGGTGTTGCATTAAATCTTTCATCGTTTCTTAATCTGTTGATTGATGCTTTATCTAAAAGTTCTTCGAGTTTTTCCATGAAAGGTACCATATATGCTTCAAACTTTTCATCAATAGTTCCTGGTAAATATCCAATTTTACTATCTGCGCTTTCTACTGCGCTTCTTACAAAGATTATATCAGATATTTTTTTATTTCTTAAAAGATGAAGTGCGGCATAAACAGCAGTAATTGTTTTTGATACACCTGCTGGTCCTTCTACAAACACACATCTAGTATTTTTATCTAAAAGAATTTCAATTAGTTCTTTTTGTTTTTTAGTCCAAGGAAGTTCTTTGATAAAGAAATCAAATGCAACTTTGTCTCTTTGATAAACATAAGGGGACGTATCCTTGGAAGTTTCCATGTTTTTTTCCAACGAAGACTCTTTACGACGAGTTTTCTTTTTAGTCATGATTTTTTAAAAATTAATTAAAACGGAGCACTGTAAGTTAATGAATCTGGTTTAGTATCTTTTTTAACTTCTGTTTGATTGTTTGTTGTTTTTGGCGGGAGATTTTTTGACATTAAAACTTTTATAAGTTTTTCTTTTCTTGCATTATCCATTTGGTCAAAGTTTAAATTTTCTAATTGTTTTATCAGATCATCAGATTCTTCTTCTGAAACGTTTTCATCTTCAGTTGCCGATGTAAGAGGTTCTAATGCTGCTTGTAATCCTTCTTTTTCTCTTTGACCAAGCATTCTACCTAATGGTTCAAACTTCTTTTTTAAAGTTTCTTGGTCTAAAGTAGCTACAGTTTCTAAAAATATTTTTTCAAATTTAGTATTCATAATTTTAATTACCAATCTTTGCAAGCTTGATATCTTGGTGTTCCAGGTTTAGCACTAGAACATTTATGCCTAGCGCGAAATGATTTTTTGCGTTTTGTGTTTCCTGATTTACCTGTTACGCGAACTCCTTTTTGGCCCCAATGTATTCTTTTATATCCACCTTTAGGATTTTTAACACATTTCATCCATTTTTTACCTTTTGAAGTAGAAGACGTTTTTCCTGTTACCTTTGTACATTTGGATTCTGTAAGTATTGTTGATACAAGTAAATCAAACTTATTCATAATATTACTTATTCGAAGATAACACGAAAACAAATTAATAAAAATTGGTAAAAATAAAGATAAATAGTATTATAAAATATGGCAACAAGAACAATAGCATCACCTGGTGTACAAATAAATGAAATTGATCTCAGTATTATTTCCAGACCAATCGGCTTAACAGACGTATTCATTACTGGATTTGCTGATCAAGGCCCAACTGAAGACTTTATCAACATTGGAAGTCTTTCTGAATTTGAACAAGTTTATGGAAGTCCAAAAAACGCAGCAGAAAGATATCTTTATCATTCAGCAAAACAAATTTTGCTGAATTCTCCAGCTAACTTGCTTGTTTCAAGAATGCCATATGGTTCTGGTGCTGGTGAAGGATATTCTAATCAATATAGTGCTTTGGTGTTTCCTATCAGAAACCAAGGCGTAGGAAGTAATATTTTTGGTGTAACCACAATTACCGTTGGAACCAGTGGTAGTGGATTTACTGCTGTTCCAAGTATTGAAATTATCGGTGGTGGTGCTGGTGGGGCTAATCCCCCAGTAAAAGCAACAGCAAGACCAATAATGCAAGTGGTTAATGGATTATCTGGCATTGGAGGAATTGAAATTACAAATGCTGGCTATGGTTATGTTACTGCACCTAGTGTTCAGTTTGTGGGTGGAACTCCATCAATTCCAGCGGCTGCAACAGCCAGTATAACACAGATTGGTCAAGTAACCAACAGTTATGAAACAAGTTTAAGTTATGTTTTAGAAGAACCAATTTCGATGCTTCTCACTGAAGAGCAATATGATAAACTTGTACAAAACGATATTCGCTGGTTTTCTTCATATAGCCCAACAATAAATGGTTTTAATGAAATTGGAAAAGCTGGTTTAATTATTTTAAATAATTCCAAAACAACTGTAAACAATTTATATGAAGGTTATTATATCAGTATAGCTGACAACTCTGAAATAAACCCTGCAACCGACTATAAGGCTGTAACAGGCGTTAAATCTGTTAATACAATTAATGGTAATCAAACACAATCTTATATATCTGTTCCAGAATCAAGATTGAATTTTAGCTTAACCCAATCATTCTCCTCGTTTGGCGGAACAAGTATTTCTCAAACGATTGAAAGCTATCCAATTGGATATGATTTTGGAACAAGAGCATTTAATGATAGTTTATTAATAACTTTATTTAAAATTAATTCAAATCAATACAGCCAAGATACTGTAACTTTGGATTATATAGTTGCAGAAGGATTCGCAGGATCTCTTTATTCAAAGAGAACACAAAATAATCCTGGTGGCGGAACGCCTGATAGTTTTTATATTGATACCGTAATCAATAATTCTTCAAATAATTTGAAGGTTTTCACAAATCCATATATTTCTACAAGAGGATCTTGGATTTCTGATGACGGTAATCCAACGAAAACAATTCGAGTTTCTGGTGCTGCTAAAAATCTTTATTCAATTGGTGTTTATACATCAGATACAGATTTTTCATCTAAAGAAGTAGGAAATGTTCCTCTTAAATTGCAACGCATTTTAAGAAAAATTGAAAATGATGATGAACTGAACATCGATGTTGTAGCTGAATGTGGTTTATCGACAATATGGACGGGTGCTAAAATTCGCTCACAAGATCCTAATATCGAAGATAATAGAACAATATTTGATGAGACTTATAACGTAAATATTGATAGTATTAAAACAACTAACGGTTCAGCACCAACTGGTGTTGTATATGAATCTTACGTTGATGTTATTAATCAGTTTGTGGTTTTAGCAGATAAAACCAAAAAAGATCATGTATTTATTGCTGATCCTTTAAGATATATATTTGTTCAGGGTGAAAACTCAAAAGCAAGCGAAAAACAAAATTACATATTCTCAACAGATATTTACTGGCCTTTGAAAAATATTTTCAGTTCGGTACAAAGTAGCTATGTTGCTACGTATGGTAACTGGTTAAAAACCAATGACGTAGTATCAAATAAACAAGTTTGGGTTCCAAACTCAGGGTATATTGCTGCTGTCTTTGCAGAAACTTCACAGGCTGCGTTCCCTTGGTCCGCACCTGCTGGTTTTAATAGAGGAACATTAAACAATGTAACAGATATTGGTGTTAATCCAACACAAAAACATAGAGATTTGTTATATAAGATGAATGTTAATCCAATCGCGTTCTTCTCTAATGATGGCTATGTTATTTATGGACAAAAAACAATGTATCGTAAACCATCTGCATTTGATAGAATCAATGTTCGCAGATTGTTCCTTACTCTTGAAAAAGAAACACAAGCATTACTCAAATACTTTGTGTTTGAACCAAATACATTTGCTACACGCAATAGATTAAAGGGAGCATTAATTCCTACATTTGACAAAGCAAAATTAAATGATGGTCTTTATGATTATCAATTAATTTGTGATGAAAGAAACAATACAGCAGATGTAATCGACAATAATGAATTAAAAATTTCGATTTACATTAAACCAGTAAGAACTGCTGAATTTGTATTAGCAGACTTCATCGCTACAAGAACAGGAATTGATTTTGCTGAACTTAATGGTTAATCAAAAATATAGAATAAGGAGATAAATATAATATATGGCAGGATTACTCGAACAACAAGGAATTGAAAACTTCTACGATAGTGCAATTGCTAATGATTTTGCGCGTCAGAATTTATTCAGAGTCGTATCTCTCGGAGGAGTTAGATTCACAACAGACGAATTGGTTTATGTAACCAGTACAACATTACCAGGACGTGCTATAACAAACGTACAAGTTCCATTTATGGGATTGGTATTTAATGTTCCTGGAACAGCTAACTACCCAAACAGTAGTGGTTGGCAGGTGACATTCAGAGTTCCTCAAAGTTTATCAATTAGAAGAAAATTTGAAGAATGGACACAACAAGTGTTCAACGATGAAGATAGTACAGGTGCATATGATATCCCAAGTAAAGATGCTTCAAATCAAGTTATCTTAACTTTAATTGATAAACAAGGAAATCCTCTTCGCACTTACACCTTATTCGGTGCTTATTGCCAAGCTGTAGGAGATTTAACCGTAAACTTAACAAGTGCTGGCGAAATCCTCGAACAACAAGCAACATTGGCTTATCAATATTGGAGATTATCTCGATAATATTATAATTAGCCATAAATATTATTATGGCACTACCACCAAATAGAAGTCCTTATTCCTATTATCTTGATCTTTTAGGAAGTTGGCCTACCGGAATAGCTTTAGCTAGTCAATGGTTGATTTATTTTGATTTTACTTCAGTAAACGCACTTAGAAATAATTTTCAACAAAGACTTACAAATCGAGAAAGTGGAACATCGTGGTCTTTAAATGAGAATGTCACTAAAACATTATTAGATGGAAAATATCAATATTCCACAAACATAATGACGGGTTGTGTGTTTGCTAGACAAGTTACTCTTCCTAGTGAAACTATAAATGGTGGAAATGAAGGATTATCTTACGGTGGTTTTCAACCACCAGCAACATTAAATAACAGAGAAAAATACCCTAATTTATCTGTAACTTTTTTAGAAACAAATGCTTCTTTTTTGGATTTAATTATTCGCCCTTGGTTAATCACTGTTGGGTATAATGGTTTAGTTGCTAGATCACCCGAATCCCAAAACTATGTAAAAGCACGTTTTGCTGATGTAGTGATGTATGCAAAAACAGGGTCTTATAGAAAAATGGGAGTAAGAAAAGTTTATCGTTTTTATAATTTAGCTCCTGTATCTATTGGCGGCGAAACTTATTCATATACAGAAGAAGGATTAAAATATAGTGATGTAAAATTTACATATGATCGATATGGTATTTTAGATGAAGAAACTGGAACTTTGATATCTTTACCATAAATTATAGTGTGAATTTCTATAACTATAGTGTAGATTTGCCTTTTACAAAAAACAAAATAGCATTTAGGGAATATAACACTAAAGAACAATTGTTTTTATCTAAAGCAAACTTTACCCACTCTAATGATAAAGAATCTTTATATGATTATTTCTTATTTGTAAAAAAAGTTATTGAAAATTGTTTAGAAGATAAAGAAATTTTAAAAAAAATAAATGTCATTGAATATGTTTTGTTTTTAGTTAAACTTAGAATTGTAAGTGTTGGATCAACAATAGAATTATTATTGAATAATAATCAAAAAGAAAAAACTAAAGTTCACATTGATTTAAAAAACTATTTATTAAAACTTTATAAAGCTAGTGAATTTTTAGAAAAAGAAGAAAATAATTTAATTTTTTATAAAAATATTAAAGTAAAAATAAATTGGCCATCTTTGTCGTCTTTAGAATTTTTTTCTAAAATGGTTTTAAATAATAAATCTCAATATGAAATTTTTAACAATTCTATACAAGAATATGTTGAGTTTATTGAAATTGAAAATAAAAAAATAATTTTAAACAAATTTGATTTTAAACAAAAAATTAATCTTGTTGATAATTTAAATTTAAAAATAAAAAATCAAATTCAAGAAAAAGTTATTGAAGCTTTAAAAATTTTATTTGAAGCAGAAGTTTTTGATGTTGGTGAATTTAAAAAGCAAAAATTTAATTTTTATAATTTAACATTTGTTGACCATTTAAAATTGTTTTTTTCTTATGATGTAAAGTCTTTATATCAAGAGATTTATTTATTAGCAACGTGTAATCTAACACCAGAATATGTCTTAGATATATCTCCTTCTGAAAGAAAATTATATTTTAATATAATAGAAAAACATAAAAAATCTCAAGATAAATCATCTGAAAGAGTTGACATTTTGCAATCTAATACTAATATTAGTAATGATGTAAAAAATCTTGCATCAGAATTTGGAGACGTACCACCAACATAATTATTTTATATGATCGAAGAAAACAAAGAAGAAATTAACAATATATTAGATTTTGAAAATGCTTTAAAAGTATTGGATAAAGCATCAGAAACATTTCAAATAAATGTTTGGATTCCTTCAAAAAATAAATCTCTCAAATTTAAAGAAATTGATGCTAAACAACAAAAAGATTTATTAAACGCAGCAATGGATAATTCCATATATAATAGCTCATTCTTAAAAGTGTTTGCTGAAATTGTTTCTTCAAATTTATTAGAAGAGGATAAAATAGTTTTAGATGATATAGTTGCAGCAGATAAAGCTTCTATTGCGATTGCTTTAAAAAATCAAATTTCTGAAAATCTTAAAGTTATTTTTGATGAAAAAAATAATATTATTGAAAAAATAAATATAAAACCTATTGTTGAAAAATTTAAAAATTTTAAAACTAAAACAGAATGTGTTGTAAGCTTGCAAAATGCAAACGTGAAAATAAAAGCAGAAATCCGTCAACCAAATCTTAAAACAGAGTTAACATATAGTGAAAGTTTAAACAAACAATATAAAAAAGCTGATCAAATTAAAACAAATGAAGAAGTCCAAACTATAATATCAGATGCTTTTATTGGTGAAACTTCCAAATATATTAAAAGCATTTTAATCAACGACCAAGAAATTAACTTTTCCGATATTACAATCAATCAAAAAAATTCTATTGTTGAGAAGCTTCCCAGTGCTTTAATTCAAAAAATTCTAGAACAAATTTCTGAATGGAAAAGAGAGTTAGATGAGATTTTAACAGTAACAAAAACTCTTAATAACAAAGAGTATACGAAAGTCATTACAATTGATAGTTTGCTATTTTTAAGCTAATTTAAATAAGATAGTACAATAAGTACTATATATGCCGCCAGAGTTAGAAAACCTTTTAAGACAGGTTCAAGTTGAAGGAACTTTAAATGCAAAAGATTTTGTTTCGAGCATTTTCTTTGCAGAGGATTCTGATTATATAAAAGAGTTCCGTAACGATTTTAAGAATAAATTTGTTCAACCGTTATCTCGTCAACTTAGAAATGTTAAACCAGAGGATTTAAAAAAGATATTAGATCCATTTGGTATTTCAGATTCAGCAGAAGATTTAGCTGAAGATTTTAAAAAATATCGTGATAAAATAAAACAATTTTTAGATATTGATTTACCAGAAGTAGATGATCAAACTCCAAAAGAAAAATTAAAAGATACTAATTTAAGTGCAGCAATACCTGACAAAGTACAAGAAACAAATATAGGAGAACAAAAAACTTTTGGTCCAAAAATCACAGCAATCGAATTTAGCGATGGAGCGTTAGAATTCTTACATTCTTTGGGAGCAGCTATAGCCAAACAAGTTAGAGAAGGATCTACTGAAAATTGGCGAATGGTGCATGATTTTAAAAATAAACATTTAGAAAATCAAGAAAAATTAATTAGTTTATCAGAAGGAACGGGAATATTAGGCACATTAGCAAAAGTTTTGGCTATTGGTGGTGTTGGTGCGCTATTACTTTCAACTTTTTGGGAATCGCACATCAAACCTTGGTTAGAAGAAACTTTTGACATTAATTTAGATTTTTTTAATAAACTTGAAGGTTTTGTAGAAGGTATTGGAAAATTTTTTACAATGGGTGCCGTTGGTGCTGGTGGTTTAATTTTAAAGATACAAGGAAAAGTGTTTTCATCGATTGCGGATGTATTGGATAATAGTATTGGTGCAGTTTTAAAAACAATTCTAGGAGAATCTGCTGGAAGCGGTGCTGGTAAAATTATTTCTGGTGGAGCAAAAGTTTTTAGTGGTAGTTTTTTTGCAAGGATTGCTGGAAATTTATTTAAAGGATTAAGCATTGTAGCTTTAAAAAGTATCCCAATTATAGGTGGACTAATAAGTTTGGGGTTTGCTATTGATAGATTTGGTAAAGGTGATTATATTGGGGGTGTAATTGATCTGGTTGGTGGTTTAGCTGATCTTTTATACTTTACTCCTCTTGCACCATTAGGTTTAGCAATATCCTTGGGTGCAGCAGGATTGAATGCGTTTCTTGATTTAAAATATGGTGGAACTGGAGATCGAGCAGCAGAAAATAAAGCTAAAGCTGGGTTTTTTGGTAATATCGCTTCTGGTGTTTTTAATTTCTTAAAAAAAATACCAATTATTGGTGGTATGATCGATGGGGTTGCTGGTTTGTGGAATCTTCTTTATAGTTTGGCTGGTGGTGATCAAGCTGGTGTAAGATCTGCATTAGAACAAATGTCAAATTTTCCATTACTTGGTACTTTACCATCAATATTATTAGCGTTTTTAGATGTGACAGATTCATCATACACAGGAGAAGCTGGAAACAGATTATCATTACCAAACTTTTTACAAGCATTTAAAAAGAGGGTTGGTCAAACCGTTTTACGTTGGTTTAGTTGGCTCCCTACAAGCTGGCAAAAATCAATTGCTGATTTTATGGGTGTTCCGTTTAACGGTGAAGAAGAGAACGATACTTCTGTTGCATCAAACCCCCAAACACACAAAAAGACAATAGATAATTTAAAGAAAACAGACGTAAATCAAGAAAACATTGAAATAGCATTAAAAAATAGAGACATGGCAATTAAAGATTATGAAGAAACTGTGCGTAAAAGAGATGAACAAGATGGTGTTTTTGGAAAATATATAACTGGAAAGTATGAAATATATGAAAAAATGGCTAATAATTTAGCAGATGAAATTCAAATCTTAAACCAAAAAATAATGGAATATCAAAAAGAAAATGCACCATATAGCGAAGATGATAATAACAAACAAATTAAACAAAAATTAG